AAAAAAGGAGGTCGTTTGACCTCCTGTATGCTTATTCTTCTGCGAGTTTCGCAAAGTACGATAATGCATCGTCCTCTTCTTTATCTACTGTTGAAGTAGTTGGAGGTGCGGATACTGCAGCAGATACTAATTCTTCTGCTGAACCACGATCATTATCTTCATCGAAGACCTCTGGATCTTGTGCTGGTCTCTTGCTTCCAAGAACATATTCTAATCTCTTCTTAAGATCTTCATATGACTTGAACTGATCAGGAGCAACAATCTCTGCGAGTGAGAATTGCTTTTTCCATAATGCTTCAAGAGCATCATCGTCATCAAGTAGTGGACTTACTGCAGCGAACTCAGAACTATCATAGTTCCTATATCCTGCTACATTCTTTGCCTTCAACTTGAAGTTAGCACCTTGCCAGAAATCAAACGGATCAATTGCTTCTTCATCCTCAAACTCAGGTTGCATTGCTGCAGTTAGTTTGTCAAATATTTTTTTACCATACTTGAACAAGAATACTTTTCCTTCGTTCTCTGGGTTTGTTGGATCTTTCACAACGTAAATGTTACTCATGTAAGTAAGTTTACGTTTTTGTTTCCTTGCTGTTTCTTTTCCTGCATCGGTTCCGTTGTTCCAGAGTTGAGTGTTGTACTCAGAAACAGGGTCTTTGCCACCAAGAGTAGTGAGACTATTCTCTATATACCAACCACCAGGACCTTGAAAGGCATGGGAGTATAGTTTTACAAAAGGTAGATCCTCATTTTCGGGTGCAGGTAGGAAACGGATAACAGCATATCCATTACCACTTTTATCTACATCTAACTTCCATGTGCGTTCGTCACCAGACGCACCGTTGTTATTCATTTTCTCAACTTCTTTAACTAACTTTGCAGTTAGAGAGCCAAGCTTAGATTGTTTTTTTAAGTCTTTAAAAGACATTGTATACCTCGGATAATTTGATTGGGGGATTGTTTTGATTATAACAAAGGGAGATTAATTAGTCAACACTCTGTTTGAGTTTGCCAATGGTGTCATCCATTGCCTTAAAAATAGATGGCATATCAGTTCCTTCTGGGAAACCCATACCTTCTAAGGACTTACGCAATTGATTTTTCATATCTTTTGCTTCTGGGTCATCTGATAAAGATAACCGAGTCCACATCGTTTTTTGCTTCTCTAATAGAGTTTCTAATTTATCTACATGTTCCTTCTGGTCAGTAGAACTTAGAAAACCAAAACCAAACATCTTTCCATAGATGCTAGTTTGCAGTCTATTAATTTCAGATAATTCTTCACGGACTATTTCCGATTCAAAAAATCTCATTTTTTCTTAGTCTCCACAACTTCTGGTTGTACTGGTTCCGTTTTACTTTCCTCGATTTGCTCAAGGACATCAATTGCTCCTAGAAGTTTCACACGGGTTTCAGTTAATGTGTTTAATTGATCCGTCACTTCTTTGAGTTGAGATTTAAGATTTTCAAGCACTGTCGCATTGTCAAGAGCCATTACGAATAACCTCCTTTAATAATTTTTTGTAATGAAACACATTAATATTTATGAAAGGACTATACTTATTAATTTTCATTTTGACGGATTCCCACACTGGGTCGTCAAGTTGTTTGTCAAGGTTTTTTACGAAAGAAAATATCTTTTCGTAGATTACCAAGATCTCTAAGTTTAGTTCTCCACCCAAGTGTTTCTTGAGTATTTTTGGGTGTCCCTTCGAGCAGTTGAATACTTCGTCCAAGTCGTTCTCGGATAACAATCTCTCGGATTGTTCTTTGAACAAGTATCTTAAACTCTGTTGAGTCTTCATCCACTCTGAGTAATTTCTTTCGCCAGAATTTATAATTTCTCCAATCCATAAGTTTTCTGGGTTTGTTGATGTTACAAAGTTAGCAAGAAGAAAATCGACAATCTGACCATCAGAATACTTACGGGAAGTTTTCTCAAACCAGTATTTGTCTTTTCTTCGATTAAAAGCAGTTACTGTGGCACGGGATTTACCACCATATTTAAAGAAGTCATATTTACGATTTGTAAAATGACTCTTCATTGAAAGATAAGTTTGATAAGTTTCAAACGGTGTCACTTTCCTCTTCAACATCTTCACTTTCCAATTCTGTAATTGAGTCACAAGGAACCTCTGCCTCACCTATCTGATACCAATGTTGTGGCATACCAATACTATCAGGTCTTACACCTAAGTATTGTAAATCAGGGAAAGAATGCTCACGAAGCATCGCTTGCAATCTCCAATGAATTAACTCAGATTTTTTCATTATAAAGGTAATTTTGCCCTTGATGTGGGTTTCATAAAGTTAAGACGAGTAGCATCCCACTTTAATCTTTCCTTCAAAGGTTTGGATATGAGTTTCGTTACTGATTCTATCTCAAGATTGTGAATTTCGCAATAGTGTATGATCGCATCAATATAATTGAGTTCTTCATCAACTACAATTTTTTCGATATCCATTGCAAACTTTTGTGGAGTTACAAACTTACTCGCAATTGCTTTTTCTAATTCTTTATTTGGTTCCATAGAACTCCAGTTTATCTCCAATAAACTTTCCAATGTATTCACCAAGGAGCTTGATGTATTTTGATTTGTCGTATTCTTCATAGACAACGCACTCTCCGTTTTCACATGCCATAATAATGACTAATTTTTTAATTGATATACCCTTCATCTCGTATAGCATACAACCGTATGCCATTGCTTGAACAAAATAATGTTCTATCCACTCTCGTGGTTTAGGTTTTTTAGATGTTTTAAAATCTATTATTGCTAACTCGTTGTTGTACTCTGCAATACAATCAACTGTCCCTGCTATTCCTAATTGCTTACTATATAGCGCACCTTCTAAAGTGCGTATTTTAGTAATATTATTTAATTTACCTTTCGATATTTTAAATAAAAAGTTCGATATAGGAGGAACTTTTGGCAAATTTTCGTTCTTCAGATAATACTCTGTAAGAGTATGCATATCTGTTCCACGAGTCGTAGCAGCCTTTGTAATTTTATCTGCTTTTTCATTACCAACTCTTTTTCTCCAGTCAAGAAAAATCTGTTTATTATAATGACTCGTGATTGATGTGATTGATATTAATTTTAATAATTCATTTTCATCAGGCACAGAATAATAACGCACCCCATCTACCGTTTCACGTTTAAGTGGAGGCAGATTCAAATCAACATGTTCAAACATTACATACCCATTTCTAATTTAGCAACAAGATACTCCTTGACAAGTCCTGATCGAACAATATCATCAATACCAAATTCAATTACATCAAATGATGGCATAGAACGAATTATCTTCATAAAATCAACGATTCCATTTCTTTCGTTAGTTTTCTGCAAATCAGTTTGAGATGCATCACCAGAGAAATAAATTTTACTATCTTCGCCAACTCTTGTTATTATACTATCTAATTCGTGAAAATTCAAGTTTTGAAATTCATCAACGATAATAATTGATCTATCAAGTGTAGTTCCTCTTAAAAATGAGGTACTCCAAAACTTAATAGTCTCTTGTGCCTTAAGATTTCCATACAGCATTTCAAAGTCTGCATCAGATGACATCTGAAACATATATTTTACCATATGTTTGTAAGGCACTTGATAAATATCAGATTTATCTTCGTGGTCACCAGGTAAAAATCCAATTTCACGAGTTGCAACTAATGATCGCACAATGTAAATCTTTTCATATGGTGTGCTTTCATCTAATACATCTTTCAAAGCATTATATAAAGTAACAAAGGTTTTTCCTGTCCCTGCTACACCATAAGAAATGATATTTTTACCCTCTTTGTAAGAGTTAAACAGAATCTTTTGATTTTCAGTTATTGGTTCAATATCAACCAAATATTCTGAATTAATAGGTTTTTTTCTACGCATTTGTTTTGCTGTCAACCCAACTCCAATGGGTTGATCTCCATTACTTTTTTTTCTTCCCATTAATCAATTTTTTGCTTTTTAGCACCTGGATATTTTTGTACTCTTTCCAAAACCTCATTCCAACCTGGTTTTCTCCTCACAAGTTTATTTTTCCATTCTCCAACTTCTCCAACACCTGGCATAGTAGATGGATCAGAGTAATCTCTTGACCAATCTGGATTGTCTTCTGTCCATTGATCCCACTTTGTGACACTCATCACAACTTCTTTTTGTTCACCAGTTTTTGTATTAACAACAGGATATGTAGCCATAATAATTGATTAATGTATAGTTATTTA